TCCCACAAAAATATCTAATATAATAAAACCCAATAATATAACATTAATATACTGTATTCAACAAAAATTGATCCATGTCAAATTCAAATCCTTTATCAAAGAAGATTTCATCAAAAAATTTCCAATCTCCTTCTACTGTCTTACACTTTGCTTTCTTAAGTGCATAATTCAATTTCGCTTTATATTCTTTAAATTTAATCGGTCCATGTCCATGGGCTTCCATTAAGGAGGCCATAGCATTAACATAAGTAGCTTCCTTATTATTGGCACTCTGCCAAACCCACTGAGCACAGGATTCGACACTCTCCCATACTAGTGGACTCAACCATTGGCCTGATCTAGTAGGGTGCGGTAGAAAACCTCTTTTTAAATATTGTGCTACACTAATATCTTCAAACTTTACCGCCTTTCCAGTCTTCGTCGCATCCGTAGCCACTATGCCATATTCAAGAAAGAAATCTTGGATCGTAATCATATTGAATACCTCAGCATATTCATCGGAAACCGAAAATACACCATCATCTCCATAACAACGCAATTCCACATTTTTCTTGAATTCAATCCCGGCTAGCAATCGCTTGATCTTCATTATTATTGCTGTCAATTTTAACCACGCAATTATCAAATACAGAATGTTCACCAGTGTGTTAATAATAGTTGTAAAGAAGGCCCCACTTGGAGAACCTGCTCCCTGTTGATAAACCGTATTATTACAAATATGCATACTCTGTAAGCACTCATATACCAAGCACCACAATTCACGCTCGTCGAGTTGATCATTTGTAAGCGTCCTCACATGTTCCATGGTCCAGCGTATAATTAATTCATACGCTTTCTTAGCTACATTACTATTATAACCAGCACCAAAATTAGCATAATCAATTGTCCCAAACTGTGTGTTCTTACGTAACAATTCGTTCGTCATTTCAGACCACTCCTTACTTGTTGGATTTATTCCTACTGAATGGCACATCTGTGAGCGTTGGTCCATAAAAGCAGCTACAAAATGCATAAACTTCTTCCGACATTCTATTACGTAGTCAACTGGACTACTACAAAACACACGAGTACCCCCTTTCTTAGTTAGTTTTTCAACTTTCCGTTTTTCATCCTTTAAGGTATCAATGAATAATGTTTGTGGCACTATCCCTTGTTTTCTTAATTGTGTCTTGCGTTGTAGTTCTTGTTCTAAAAACACATCAATTGTATCGACTGCTATAGCTTGATCCTGTTCATTACGTATCACCGTTATATAATCCGATTTCTTCTTTCTGTCTTTACTCAAATTATAAGGATACCCGGCACTCGTTGACAAATCCATCGGTACATAATGTTCCATCCCCGGGATACCTACAACTGCTTGATCTAACGTTAATTCCCGCGGATCAGCTATCAAAGGTCTTAATTTTGACAAATATAGGTCCCAATAAATATCTCCGGCTCTATCCACTAAATCTTGATCAAAATTTTTTGTTAGTAATCCGTGTTTCCGTACACCTTCATACAAGGGTGTAGTTCCACTATGCAAATACCGAGGATCTTTTGGATCTAAAATTGCTGGTCCCATATTAGTGGTCATACCATATTTGTTACAAATCTCACTTGGTCGAATCTTAGATTTAGTATTTAAATATGGGGTCTTCTCCGGTCCTACGGAACCATAATAATTAAGAAACACATCGTCTTCATACACAAATTTAGCATTCTCAATTGTGTCATAAGCTACATCTTCAAATTGTACGGGGACTGTTCGATTATCTACCAGTGCTGCCAATGATTCTCTCGTCAAAATTATACCAAAACCTTCACCAGTAATTCCTTCCCCAATACCTGCAAAATGCATACTCATAATAGGGCGCTGGTGATTCTCTCGCAGTAATAATGAACCACACACTCCAGCTTTGCTATAACTATACACTAAGACATCACGCACTTCAAATGATTTTTCATTTTGATCCATAATTAATTGTTTATCTTGGACACCATAAATTTCCACGTCTATCATTTTCATCAAACCGGCCGTTCCAGCTTTTGGATTAGCCAATAGTACACCCTGAGATGTAATAGGGTGGACAAAATCCTCATCTAGTGCTAAAAATTTATCCAAACTTTTAAACAGCGGAAATTCTGTCGATAATAGAATATAAGCTAAATCTGTTTCTTTACTAACAACAAAATCTTTTTCCGTTAGTTTCAATTCACGTCTCAATTGAGGATTATTTTGATATTCGCCAAAAATCTTACATCCTTCTAGTATACGTTGTTTAATTTCCAATACATAGTGACGTGGAATTAATAAAATATTGGATCGTAATCCGGTGCCATACATAACTTTTTCCTTCGTACCAATCATAATAGTTATTTTAAAAGTATTTCTAACAACATAACCAGCAGCTACTTCAAACTGTGTCGGTGTTTCATTTTCCGCGTTAAAATAAGCAACAGGCCTCCGATTACCTCGATCTATGAATCGCCGAGGGTTACGTGCCTGACGCTGTGGACTCCCAGCTGTGGCCCCTTGCTGACTAGAAGCTAATGTAGTACCTATCAGTGCGCCTGCCATTTTATAAGCCCCTATAATACTTGCTATAACTGTTAACGCTGCTCCCCCATATATAATCATAGTTCGATAATCTTTCCAAACATCACTCAAGTATTCCCACCAAGACCTTGATAAGCGTTCTACAGGGGCTTCGATCCATTCTGGTCTAAATATAGGATCGATATTCGTCAGGGTTTCTTCACAAGGATTATTATAATAACGAATATAGGCATTGCGAATCTGTGCTTTGTGCATAATCATAATTTGTTCTATTAATTGGCGATATGTGTCATGCCACACTTCTATAGGTTGTTCATCAAATAATTTACAGGTTCCTTTACAAGCATACACGCTAACCTCCAAACACTGACGTGTGGTACTATCCTGTATACGCCATATATCTCCAATTAATTGGGCACTACGGATGTGTTGCCTAACTCGATGATGCATACATAACGGTGTTTCTTTCCGATTAGTAACCCATTTATTTAAAATGTCTTTATTAATACCTACTTGAAATTCATCGTCACTTCGATTCTGTGCCTGGGTAATAGGTCGCTCCAACTCTCCCCAATCATCGTCATCACTTTGGGTAAATACACTATATAATAGATCCCAATTGTTATACATCCTATAGAACGATGTTAATGTTCTATGTAGTGATAACACTGGGCCTACCGTAGTATTACCCTTAGTGATTAATATCATTGCAACTGTCATTATATGGTCAGCTAAAATAGCTTGGAAGTAATGATTCTGTCTCCAATCGTAATATGCCAGGATCTTCTGACACAACCACTGTAAAGACTTATTAGTTCGAAGCATTATTTGCTTCCATACGCTCAATACGTTAATGTCTTGAACTCCTATTACTGGTACTATTTCTGTACATCTACATTTTGGGCACGAACCATTACCATATTTCGTTAAACTAATATAACATTCGTAACATAACGTATGTCTAGCTTCTCCTTCCAGATCTTGGGTAGTAGTGCAAATATAAGTACACGGTATTTCTTGCCCTAAGCATATAGAACAATCCGACAAGGTAGTTTTTAGTGGATTAATCTCATATTCCCATTTCAATAATTGTGGTAAACTAGCTTTAGCAATCCAGGCTGGTATAGTCCCTCCAAAACCCAGGCCTAAAACCCAATCCCACACACTTTGAGTGGTAGGAGGTTGAGCTAATTCCCAAGGAATTAGTTCTACCGGTTCTTCTGGTGGTATCACGGCAGGTACTTTAATCGCATTTACAATTGCCGATACAGCCACTTCCAATTCTTCATATGGTGTCCACACATTATTACCCTCAGCTGCATCTACCCTCATTTCTACCCCTATTTGATAGAAGAGAGTAAAAGGATCTTGAATATTGATCTCCCCTTGTGCTTTCTCAAAATAGTGAGGTAATTTTTTCATACGGTTCTGTACTTCCCGTTGTTCATGTTGATAATAATTCTTCCACTGGTCTCCAACCCATTTCTTTGTAGTTTCATAATCCTTCCGTATAGATGTTAAGCTATTGCGGTTAAATACATCTTTATACCGGCCTATGGTAAGATGTTTATTTTCATCAAACACCTTTTGAATTTCAGGTGAACTTTCTCGATAATTCACCTTTTCATATTCCGGTAACCTTTCTACACGCAATACCAAATCTCTCCTCCGTAATATAGCTTCCGAACACGTAACATAGTCACTCAAATTATTTGGAAATGCATTATTACAACACATTATTATAATAAGTGGATTTCCACGTATCTTCTTTTCTTCTAAATGAGCCATTTCCGGAATAAATGTGGAACAGGATTTAAGTTTCATCATTTCTGCCACCTGCTCTATATTGCGCTGGGAATCAGTCGTATTCATCCACTCATCATAAACTACAACAGGTTGATCCCTATACCCACTCCAAAACCGTTCGCCAGCAGTGCGATAATAGATCTTTTCCGAAACCACACTCTTAAATCCTACACGATCCAACAAATGTTGTACTAAAGATTCCGTTATATGGCTCTTTCCTGTTCCTGCAGGACCTTCCAACACTATTACCATGGGAACAAATCTCACGGGACTTGCTGATAGATCCAAAAACTTCTCATTTGCTATTTTAATTACATCAGTGCAAGCCTTACTTAACTGGTATGATGCACAGTTTGCTGGTACTTGTGCCAATAATCGCTGAATTTGATATGCTTGTAATACAGTTTTCCAGAATCGCACTCGATATTGAGTCTGACCCAACAATGACATATTAACTTCGCTCGTTATAATCTGTGCCTCCCGGATAAAATGATCTATCTCTTTACTCTGCTCTGCTAACTTTTTAAGTGCTACGGCTTCCGGACTCACATATCCCAATGCCCGCATTACCATAGATTGAATGGTAGAAAAAGTCATCTTCATAAAATTCATTATTTGAACTAAGTAAGCGATCCCTGCTGTAGATGTCAACCTTAAACCAAGATTCCGTGTCCACGATGAATACCATTGAGTAGGATTTAATGTTACCCCTGTTAATGTTCCTATCATTCCAGCTAATAACCCTACATAAATATAGTTATTATTCTCTTCTATTTGTGTCCTTGGTAATTGGTCCTCTACAACTCCGTTAATAAAGTTGGCAATCTGGGTTGCATAACCCATTACAATACTACCGACGTCCAAGGATGTACTCATAACTTTAGTCACAAACCTTACTATTGCTATTCCAACAACTTTCCAGGATTTCTCCATCCAGGCAATAATAAGATCTAAAAATATATCATACAGAAGTGATACTCCATGTATTAGTCCGGAAATTTTCTCTCCAATTCCTGCCACAGCATTAGTAATCACTCCCAATAATTGGTCGACACCTACCCCAATCTTTTCTGCAGCTAAATTAATATTTCCCATTGTAGTAGTAGCCGAATCTGCTACTTCATTGATACGCTGTACTCCCCGTGTTACGGCATCACCTAACACGAGTGGTTGTCCTACAACAGGTATTGCTGCAATGGCCGAACGAGCTAATAAACCGGATTTCCATGATTGCTTAGCGAGTCCAGTAACCTTGGTCACTGTCTCAGTAAGACTAAAATCCGTATCCATCTGTACTCTCCCATGCCGATCATGATGCCGATAAGCCCAACCATTCCATTTTGTCTCTGGAATTCCATAGAAATTAGAAAACTCAAAGTCATCTGCTGCACTCCACCATACATCTACCTTAATCTTTTCATGAGTTGAAATAACTATATGTCCAGCATTGGTATCTCCTTTATCCCGCCAAGAATAATTTCTCGCGGCTTTCTCGTCAAATGTTAAAGTCCAGATATTTTCTGTTTCATAAGGTGCCTCAATAGTCACAGTAGGATTGATTGATGGTACTACTATTTCAGTGGTAAAATTTGCTCCACAAATTGGATGTGCACCCGACGTATTGACAGTATGGTTACCGACAATCCGGGTCCCACTATGTGGAATTAGAGACACATAGAATGGATGTTTAGCTTCATATGCTACTATAGTATAACGCATGCCTCCTCTCCAACACCTAAACATGTCCATAATCGCTGTAGCGGAGGCTTGGTGTAATGTTGTTGCGAAATCCCCATTAAGCTTACCTTCTTTAGTTGCGCACATATCACGACACGGTGGCATTAGTGGGATAAAGAATCCCCCATTTGCACCAGTACTTGTAGGATCAATTGACACTTTCCAAAATAATAAAGTAGGTCTTCGTAATAAATCTTTAAAATCGGTCTGCCGATCAAGTGTCTGCACATCCCAAGTGGGCCTACCAATCGAAAAATTATCGGTAGGATCTTCATCTTCTTTTTCACCATTGTCCATTTGGGTTCTTGGCAAGCACTCAGGTTTATACTCATTCCATTCATTTCTCAAAGCTGCTGGTAAATATTGCCTTTCTAGATCAATTTTCAATTGTTCTAACCCAGATATAGACCTACGACGACGACTAGTATTTGTTACCCCTGGTTTATCCAAGGGCGTCTGATTCGCTGTACCAGTTGCTTTTGCCGCTGCTTCTTGCTTTTCAATCGTCGGCCAATCCTCCAATTTGTATCCATCGCGTGGGAAACTATCCATCGTCTCAACATCCCTAGAGGGATACATTGATACCCCTTTCAGTCCATACATCGTGAAATTTTCTCCCGCTCGCACAAATATATTAACAACAATAGACTGTGGAGCTGATGAGATAGGTTTCAAAGCATTTATCACTCTAATTTTAATATACGTCTGACTTTCTGGAGCTATAACTAAACTTTTAGATCGAATGTCATCTGATGTTGGTTGGGATTCATATGGTTGATAATAATTTGCTGTTGATCTCCTATACACTGTATCATAAATATATGGCACTCTAAATGAAACACTACGCTGTTCCCCTAAATGAAACATTTTAGTATAAGTAGAGCTCGACTCACACGCATTAGCCGCAGCGGTCTTCCTACCAAATTCTGCTGATATTTGAATAGTACCTGTATGATAAGCATTGCTAACAAAATCAAATCGTAATTCTATTGGACCAGACCAAAATGCGTAATTTGCACATGCATACTCCAATGGTGTAGATTCCCCAATCACATCTTTAGTATATGACCGAGCTGTCGGATCCATTATAAATTCCCCTAAGGATGTTCCTTCAGCGTGAGTAGCTTTCCAATCAAATTGTTTATACACACCCCATATTCGTGCTAACTCATAAAAGGATTTTGGTTCATCTGTTGGACAAGAAACAAAGTGGTAATTAGTTAGAGTATGCGGATTAACCCTCAATGGTACTACATCTGCCACTCCTTTACCTCCACCAAAATTTAATCTTGGTCTTGGTACTACTACATTTGCCAAGAGCTTGGATGGTTTATCTTGATTACGTGATGCTCCTAATTGGTCAAAAGCTTTTTCAGCACCTATAAGCACCTCTTTCAAAGCCCTCGATGTTGTCGGTGTAATAACATCCTCAAAACCTATTGGCATCTGTACTGCTACTTTATATGACATACCTGTAAATTCCGTGTTCTTAAATCTAAAGAAAATCCTAGCCCCAACTTCCGACGGACCATCTTTCCCAGTACTTAATGGTGCTAAACAGTGCAAATATATACTAGCATACTTAGCTGGTCGGACTCCATACGAAGCCATATCATTTTTTACAAGCCGTACCCATGGTCGATGATATCTAAAAGGCACTTGCAATACTCCTTCATTATTAGCACTTAAATCCACAATTACATGGTTACGGACTAAAGCACTCTGTAGTCCGGAACATAAATTATCAGCTTGATAAGTATCATATTTACTACTCATAACCACTTTCCCACACGCAAACTTATTGCTATTAACCACCAATCTTAATTCTATATCCATACGCCCATATATAAATGTGGAAAATGGCATTAAACTAGGACTACAAGTATCACTATATAAACTCTCCGGCAAATAATAAGCCTTCAACAAAGTTCCTACTTTCTTGTCGGTAGATAATGTTATTATATCTAACGGCATCCATCGAGCTGTCACACTCTCAAATTTATGTGGTGGTTCACTACTTGATAATAGAGCTACGGTATCCAAAGCCCCACTATGTTTACTAACAGTTTCTGCTTGATCTTGCGTTATTATAGTGTTCTGCTGTTTATCACTACTCTGGTTAGATTTTCCTTGTGAGGACTCTATTACCTTATCATCATTCTGCACTCGGGGAATTTGATACTTTCTAATATATCGCTGTTGTCTTAAATTCCACTTAATCCAATCTAAACTATCATACAATGTCCAGTCCTCCTGATTTGATTCTGTCGTAGGTTCTGTCATCATCTGTACTTTTGGGATTAATTGTTTAACTTTCTGTTCAACTTCAAAACAACTTTGGTTATTTGCTATCTTGAGTGAACTATGGCCGCCATGCGCAATCACTTCTACAAGTCCCTCATTTGTGGACCATCGTAATACTCGGATGGTTTCGAAGTAGTTTTCTCTGCTGTCATTCTTTGCCCAGTTCTTATTGGTGGTTGCCGTATACATATAACCAGTAGCCATAAGCCAACTATTATAATCAGCGGTATAATTAATGTGCGGATTAAAACTCGAGCCCCGGGTGGTAGGATATTTATCCAATCCAGATATGAGCGCCTTATAGCACGCCATCTTTGTTGGATATTCAATCTTAACTCCGTCGGTGTTAATAGAGGTGAGTTGTCGATTTCCTCTATCTCCTCCTCTTCTTCCGTTATTGTGAATACTGTCGTCATTGACATTATTCATGGTTGTTTTAAACTGTATTGACGTTCGTTTCTATTACTGATCAATACAACGTAAAGGTAACTTGTCCTTATTTACTGTTTAAAATCAACAAAATTTTACGTAAATATCTCCGTATTTATGTAAATCACTGTATAAAAAATATCTCC